AGTTTTCTAAGCATACACCATCTTATAATAATAAGCACCACTTGTATGCTTAAGGTCGGCTTCAGATACTGTTTTATGCTTTGGAAGCATATCGTCAGATAAAAACGCTTCAACGTCAATTAATTGCCTCATACCTGCTGGAAATACAAGTATATACGAGTATACAATTAAATAAGGGTTAGGACCATCCTCGCGCTTATAATCTCTAAACCTTTCAGGATAAAGTAATTTAGAAATCAAAATTCTTGGATGTCGCCACGCACCGTCGACTGTCCAACGACGGGATAAAAATTCAGGATTATCTTTCTTATGTCCTTGTTTACACTTGCTTGGATTTGCGGTAATCCCAAAATTATGCAATAGATAACTACAAATGTCATCCTTATCAATAGGTCTTGGCGTCATAATAAGATTATCATCACCCATGATAAACATCTGGAAATCGGAAATTGACTTACTCTTAAGGTACGTAAAAACCATCAATCTGTTAACAATTGAATCAACTATTTGCGTGAACATTGAACCTGATGGCACACCTTTGGCACTATGAATCAATTTACCATCACCATTAATAAACGTTTTCTCAATGAAATCTCTTTCAACGATATTAAACAATTCGGAGTCAAAGAAAGGGTCGTTGAAGAATGCACTCCTCATGATATCGAAAGCATCATGAATTAACCAATCACTAATGGATTGATCAAACGAAGAGTAATCTAACGATAACCACTCACCTTTCCAATCTCTAGTTACCTGAATGGCACCATTGAGTGCATCATCAGGTTTTCCTCCAGCATACCAATACATTTGGCCTATCGCCCACTGTACAGGCTTCGCAAACTTATTCTCGAAGATAACCTGAATTAAAGATATCATAGATATCAATCTAGTTTTCTTCTTGAACTCACCTGAGAACATCCCACTATCTTTGTCAAATGCACCTGACGCTTGTGTTCTGAAACCAGGTAATATAATTTTGTTGAAGGAGCCTTCAATCCGAGCTTGTTCATCCGCTTTAATCACAGCACTAAATAACTCATCAACGTATTCACCCTTAGTTTTCATTCCTGTAAGAATGAACTCCCATCCTGCGTGGGTGTCTAACTTTGGAAGAGCATCTACAATGTCGCTGTTAACCTTATATTGTAGACTTTTAAGACGATAAGATTGCAATTCACGTGCTATCTCATCTTTCGCAGACTTATAGTGTCTATTCCATCCAAAATAAGGATGGTTCTCCTCTTGAAACCTCTGTAATTGAGCCTCTATCATACTATAATCATAGAAAGATTGAGTAAATTCAATCTCTTTTAGATAGTCGACAGTACGGTACAAATCGTCTTTATCCTTACAGTATTGTTCCAAGATGCCAAAGATTCTGTCATCAAACAAGCTTAACTCCCTATTCTGAGAGAGACGTCTTGTAAAGTGACGAAGTCGGTTTGTTGACCCGGCATCTAGGCTATTAATCGTTTCTTGTGCCTTTCTCAACTTCATAACTAACAACTCTCCTTCCAAGGTGAAACGAATCGAGCCTTGCTTATTCGTTCACAATCTTTAATTCTATACAAAAGACTTCAAAGCCGGAACGTGATTTCCTACCATTAAA